AGATTTTATTTCGCAAAAGTAAGGTAAAAGTAAAAGCATGGATTTAATCACAGTTGCAGAGGCGGCGAAGCGATCCGGTTTAACCGAGAAACAGATCAGAGGCCGTATAAAATCAGGGGCGATTAAGGCGGAGCGAGAAGCGAAGGGCGGTAAGACGGCGGCATGGTTGATCGACCCGGCGTCGCTTGAGCCCGCGGGGGCGGATGCACAGCAGGATGACCGAAAGAAGAAAACGACCAGCGAATTAAAGAACTTGCTGACCGTAGCCCAGATCAAGAGAATTCAGCAGCAGTTAGAATCCGGGCGGCAAAAGATAATTGATGAATACGCGGCAGAGTGCAAGGCGGTCTCGATTGAGATATGCGCCTTCTTCATCGGGATCGTGAAGCGGAAACTTGGATTGACCAAGAAGCAGCAGGGAATCTGGAATAAAGAGATTGATAAATTTCGGACAAAGTATGAAACTGGATAGCGACTTTATATTAGAACTTACCGAGCAGTGGCGGTTTACGCCGAAGTTGAAGCCCTCGGAATGGGCGGAGAAGAACATTGATTTCGGGTATTGTAAATCCCCTCCGGTCGATAAGTTTGATTTGAATTTGACGCCGTATATCCGGGAGCCGATTGATAATTTCGCGTTACCGGGCGCTCTACAAATGACATTATGTTTTCCGCCCCAGTCGGGTAAGACGCTGGTGTGGATGGCCGGTCGGTTATGGGAAATTGCGAACGATCCGGCTCCCGGTATCATAGTTTATAGCAATGATGACATGGCAAAAGATATGTCCACCGACAGAATGATACCTCTCCTGAGATCAGTGAAGCAGGTCAAGCAAGAGTTACGGGCTCCGTTCGCAATTCGGAAAGACTGTTATCAGTTGGCCGAAAGCAACACATGGTTCACCGGTTCTGGCAGTGCAGCGAGCCTGGCCTCTCGATCTGCCCGAACGGTTATTGCGGATGAAACGGACAAATGGATGCCACTCCCGAAAGAGGCCGACCCCCTTGACCTGCTTCGGCACAGGACAAAAACGTATAGCAAAACCAAGCGGGTGATAGTTGTATGCACGCCGACAATAAAGACCGGGGTGGTCTGGCAGCAATACCTTAGCGGCTCGATGGCGGAATGGTACACACCTTGTCTAAAATGTGGTCATTTCCAGAGGCCAAACACTCAATTTTTGCAGTGGGAACGGGACTCCAGCGGCGATGTGATTGAGAACTCGATCAGATTTATTTGTGAGCAGTGCGGATATAAGCATACTGAAAAAGAAAAACCGGCAATGAATCTCAAGGGCAAGTGGATTCATAAATATCCGAAGCGGAAAGCGTTCCATCGGTCATACCACTTGACAGCGTTGGCTTCCCCATTCGTATCGTGGCCGGAAATTGCCCGGGCGAAACAGGCGGCCAGTATTGAGTCGAGCCCGGAGAAACAGCAGGACTTTGATAATGCGATACTGGCAATTCCATTCAGCCCGCGGCGACATATTGCGTCCGGCCTGATGTCAACGCTCAATAAACACAAGACCGATTATGAAGTAGTCGATATCCGGGACGAGTTACGCGGAATGTTTATGGCGGTGGATACACAGGATAACGGATTCTATTGGACTATCCGCGCGGTACTGGCGAACGGCGATAAGCATCTGATAAATCATGGGTTCGCGGATTCGTTTCAAGAAATCACACGGCAATGGAATGTGGAATATTACGGCAAACTGCCGATGCTTGGAATTATCGATCAGGGCGGACACCGGACAAAAGAGGTTTCCGACTGGGTATCAGCGATGAAACACTGGTGGAAGTATCGCGGAGAATCCCGGATAAGTATCCGGCAGAGGTTGAGCCGGAACGATCCATTACTGATTTTGGCAAAGCCGGCTTTATATAAAAGCGATTTGCTTTATTATATTTACAGTTCAATCGATAGGACAATGCCCGGTTACTGGTATATCCCGGCGAACGTGGATGATGATTATTGCCGGCAGATGATTGCGATATCCCCGGATATGACCAAGAAGGACGGGCAAGAATATGAGAACTGGATTTCACACAGCAAGCTCGACCATTATTTCGACTGTGAAAAAATGTGGCTTGTGCTGTATGGATATGCGCAAGAGCAATTAAAAGAGAACGAATGGTGGCGGCCGGATTCAAGGGTTAAGGTCAAAGCCAAGAAACAGCAGAAGGTACGCAAACCGAGCGTACCGATGTACGACGAATATCAGTAAATAGCTTTTTGAAATAACAACGGTTTGGGCACAATATGACAAGAGATTATGTATCTGAATTGACGGCTGTGCGTGGAGCCATAAACGATTGCATTACAAATGGGGGTCTGGTCAATCTCAAGATCGGCGATCAATCATATACCCTCGGAATGCGTGAATTACGAGTGCGTGAAAAGAAGCTGGAGAACCTTATCCGTATTCGTAACGGCGGCGGCAGATCGATAATTGGCGAGGTGACATTATGACCTTGTCGATTAAGGAGCAGGTAAAGCGCACAAAGGCAAGGGAGCAGATAGCCAAGTCTAAATACCAGGCAGAGGTTTACAGGCGGCGAGCCAGGATATTAGAGTTGGGCTATGATGCAATTAAGTCCCACCCGCAACGGCGGTCAATAGTTCCCGAAAACAAAAAGACTGAGGATGAACAGTTCACCGGAACTGACCGGGTGAAATCTATCACTATGGCGCGAGACCTTGTTCGCAATCATCCGCTAATTCTTGGAATGGTGAACCGGATAATTGATTGTGTGATGGGTGCGGGTTCCCGGTTACAGCTAAAGACCAAAGATGCCGAGAAAGACAAGGTTGTAGAGAATTGGTTTAACGAAGATTGGGCGGCGCGAGAAGTCTGTGATGGCCGGACGCGGATGGATTTATGGTCCTACCAGCGGGCGATATTCGAGCGGTGGTATGTGGACGGAGAAAGCCTGGTATGGTTTGACGAAAGGGGTGGGCAGATGTTCGGATTTGAGGCCGACCAATTTTGTACGCCGTCGGACATAATCCCCACGCTAACTAAAGGGTGGGCATGTGTCGATGGAATCATAGTCGATAGATTTGGAACTCCGAGAAAGTATGTCATACATCCCACCGGCCAGACCTCCGCATTCAAAAAGGATTGCATGATCTATAATGCAAACCGGATATTACATGTTGCGACGTTCCGGCGGTTCCGCCAAACGCATGGGGTATCCCGCATAATTCATTCGGGTGGCATGAGTACCGATCTGCTTGATTATATCAAAAGCGATTTGCTTTCCAGTAAAGCCGCGGCTAAGTTCGCGATGTACGTTAAGCGCGTCAATGCGTTGGAGTTTGAAGGGGTGCGTACCGGCAACGATATTGATGTCGAGGGTACGGGTGATGATGCTCCGGACGGCGGAACCAGTGAAGCCTTAGACGAGGCTACGAGTTATAACAGGCTTGAAGAAATAACTGGCGGCGCGTTTGAATACTTGAACCCCGGTGAAGATATTGGAGTAGTAAAACCAGAGCGGCCAAACAATGCGTTCGGGGATTATGTCCGGGCGGTCATACGAATTATCGGGGCGGGTAATTCCCTACCTCTCGAAATGGTCTTATTAGATTTCAGCCAGACAAATTACAGTTCGGCGCGGGCGGCACTCCTACTGGCGTGGATTACTATCAAGCGCATATCGGGCTGGTTTGATATTACATTCAATAAGCCGATTGCAATCAAAGCGTTACAGTGGGGCGTGGATAATAAGGGTCTTATCCTGCCTGAAGGATGGGAAAAATCAATGAAATTCTCTCATCCTAAGCTACCTGAAATAGATAGATTGAAAACTGAAAATGCGCGGACGGTGGCGTTACAAAATAATACTACCACCTTGCGGGACGAAACTGATGATTGGGAGGACAATGTAGAACAGCGACAACGCGAAAAGGAAAAGATAGGCGAATCCGATGAGCCGGAAGAACCAGAAGAACCGGATGAACCGGATGAACCAGAAAAACCAGAAGATGACAAAGAGAACGAGCAGGAGTAATAATATGGACAACAATAAACGTATTGCGGAAATGAAATCCGGGATACTGCATACGACAATGACCCGCGACGTCTCGGAAAGCAAGCCGGTCGGCGAGGCGGAATCAAAGGGGTATCGCTGGATAGCAAACTCAGGCGATTATATGCCGGGGATGTTCGGTAAGATTCGGCTGGATATTGATTCAATGAATCTCAAAAGGTTCAGCAAGAATCCGGTAATTTTATATTCCCATGATGGAGAGAAGCCGGTAGGTATCGGTGACGCGTCTAAGAGTGATTCGAGTTTATTTATGGATGTCTTTTTTGATGAAGTTGATGAATTAAGCCAGCGGGTAAAGGCTAAAGTAGATGCCGGAACCCTGAAAGCTATGTCGGTCGGTGTCGATTTCAGCGGTTGCGGTGAAGCAGATTTCGAATTTGAGGGCGAAGATTTGACGATCAAGAATAGCGAACTACTGGAGGCCTCGATCTGCTCTGTACCCAGAGACGCAAAGGCACTCCGGCAATATAGTTTTCTGACCGCACAGGCAGAAGAGCCGGAAAAAGAAGATGAGGTTATCCCCGTCGAACCGGATGAAACCGAAATCCCCGAGGGCGCGAGTGAAGGCGAAGAGAAATCCGCTGATAGCGATAGCGAACCCGATGATGGTGATTCGGCTGACAGCGATGAAGGCGGGGATACTTCCACAATGACAGTCACAGAAGTTACACGGTTAACTCAAGTGGCTGCCGAAAACATCGTATTACACAAGGAGAATGAAGAACTAAAGAAAGGCAATGAGGAACTGGCGGCACAAATAGAAATACTATCAGAGGGTTTGAAATTCGAGCCGCTTGAAAAGAATGACCTTGAGGGCCTACATGGGCTCGAATTAACTAAGGCGGCATTTGCGAAACAGGGCAAATAATAAGAAATAATAATTATGGATTTGGGAAGGAAAACTAATGGCTAACATAACATTACTTGACATTGCGAGACTTAATGGCAACGACGCGGTTGTCGGGTTGATTGAACAGAACCTGAACGCCGCGCCGGAAGCTGCAAACTGGCCGATGAGGACTATCAGGGGGACATCATATAAGACGCTTGTCCGGACTGCCGTCCCGACGGTCGGGTTCAGAAAAGGAAACGAAGGAACGGCGGCTGTAAAGAGTACATACATAAACCGGCTGGTCGAATGTTTTATTCTTTCGTCGAAAATAGCGGTCGATGTGGCCGTCGCTAACGCCCACGAAGATGGCGCAGATGCGGTCAAAGTGCTTGAAGCATCTGGCGTTATGAAGGGCGCCATGTATGGCATGGGAACGCAAGCCTATTACGGATCGGGTTCCACCGTTGGAAACGATACGGACGGCTTCCCCGGCCTGATTGATCTGGTGGATAGTGACTATATTGTCGATGCTAACGGAAGTTCTGCCGGCACCGGCTCATCGGTCTATGGCCTTCGTTTTAGTGGCCAGGGCGTAAGTTTTGTCGGCGGCAATGGCGAAGGAATGACCCTGGGTGACTGGCGTGAAGAGTATGTGACCGATTCTGGTAGCACTAATTCTTATAACGCTTTTGTGACCCCGATGGATTCATGGATCGGCCTGCAGGTTGTCGATATTTCGGCGGTTGGTAGAATCGCTGATCTGGATGCAACGGCAGTATTGACCGACGTTCTTATTGCCTCACTGATTGAGAAGGCACCGGTCGGCGGCATGTGGGAAGCATTGTATATGAATCGCAGAAGTCTTGGACAGCTACAGGCTTCAAGAACTGCTACGAATGCGACTGGTACACCGGCACCGTTCCCGACGGAAGCGTTTGGTATTCCGATTGTTGTTACCGACAGCATCGTCAGCACTGAAACACTCGACTATAACTTGAGCTAATATAACCAATAAATAGAGGAAATAAATCATGGCTAACGAATACGCAAGAAACCAAAAAGATTACGACCTGATTGACGCAGCGGTCTCTTTACCGGCAAGTGCCACGATTTCGTACTCGGATGATTTCGATCTGGGGCTGGATACGGTAAAACCAGAAGAAATGGAGCTGGAGATTACAATTCCGACGATCCCTGTATCCGTGCTGGCGGATAGCGCGACAATAAAGGTTTCTATCTTTAATGCTGCGACCGCATCCCCGACAGATATTATCGCGGAGAACGTCCACACACTGACAGGCGCGACCGCTACCGATCCATCCGTTGCTGTAAATATCCGGTATCGGATACCGTCGGATGCACTGCGATATTTGCGGGTAGGCTTTACCCTGAGCGCGGGAAATGCTTCGGCAACCACGTATGATGCATCGGTATATCTCTGCTTTTAGGGATGGGTGAACATAAATAATAAATTGGATTTGGAAAGGTTTTAAGATGAAACTATTTACATGGACAGGAACAACCCTCGCCATATTGTCTATTTGCGGGGCTTGTTATGGGACGGCGACAGATGCCGTTGTTGAACATAGGGCGTGGGGGTTGGCCGGTGATGAATGGTCGGCTGAAGATATCCCGATCAGGGATGAAGCTGCGCAATTCACCGCTACTAACCTGATGGATTTAATTAGCGGCATGATGGACGGGACAGAGTCGTTTGGAGCCATTACCGTAACGGGGGCTCTAACTACAGGCTCATTGACTTATACGACTGCGGATACCGAGATCACCGCGACGGCGTTGGAGGTGTCCGGGGCGACTGAGCTTGACGGCGGATTGACTATGGATACTAACAAGTTCACAGTCGATGATGGAAGCGGCAATACGGGTATTGCGGGCACTTTGGCTGTTACCGGTACGACTACTTTGACCGGCGCGGTCGGGTCGGCGGCCAGTATCACACTTGGCGGCGGGGCTGATTTAATCGGGTCAAGTACCTCCGACATAGATATAGACTCAGTATTTACCGTGGCGGGGGCGACCGGAAACACGCTTGTTGCGGGTACTTTTGAGGCCACAGGTGCTTCTAACCTAACCGGCGCGGTCGGGGCTGCTGCGCACATCACATTGGGCGCAGGAGCTGATCTTGTCGGCAGCTCGACATCTGATATTAACATGGATGCATTTGATGTCGCGGGTTCGACAGGAAATACAACCGTTGGCGGCACTTTGGCTGTAACTGGCACAACCGCGTTTACCGGGGCGGTAACTGCTAATAATGGAATAACGCTCGGTGCTGGCGACGATCTAATCGGTTCCTCGACATCCGATCTTAATCTAAACGGATTTGATGTGGCGGGTGCGACAGGAAACTTAGTCATAACCGGAACTATTACCGATAGCACGGATGATGTTGATATAGATGATAGCTGCACAATATCGGGCGCGACTGCACTCAGTAGCACGCTGGCGGTTGCGGGGGCTTCTACTTTTAACAACCATGTCAATCTGGGTGCGGGTGATGACCTTGTAGGGTCAAGTACATCAGATATCAATATGAATGAATTTGATGTGGCGGGTTCTTCCGGTAATACAACTATCGGCGGCACGCTTGCGGTAACTGGAATAACTACATTCACCGGCGCGGTTACATCTAATGGCGGTATCACGCTGGGTGATGGCGATGATTTAATTGGCAGCGCGACGTCTGATCTTACAATGAATACCTCCAAGTTCACTGTAGCTGGCGCAAGTGGAAATGTCGCTGTCAATACGAACAAATTCACTATTGCCGGAGCGACAGGAAATACCCTTGTGGCAGGCACATTCGATTCCACTGGTGCTGCGGCATTGGCGTCAACGCTTGATGTAGCTGGTGCGGCCGATTTCGCTGGCACAACAGAGTTTGCCGATAATACCTGCACCATTACGGATGCGACCGGAGCGATTAAAACCGATTCATCCTTGACGGTTGGAACAACCTCAACGCTGACCGGCAATATTGCTATCGCTGGCACTATCTCAGATGCCACGGACGATGTTGATATAGATGATAGCTGCACCATTTCAGGGGCAACCGCATTGAGTTCAACTTTGGACGTTGCTGGAGCTGCTGATTTTGCTGGTACAACTGAATTTGCTGATAACACTTGCACGATAACCGATGCGACCGGGGCTATTGCGACTGATGCTGGAATAATCGTTGGGACAACTTTGGCGGTTACTGGCACATCGACCCTTACTGGGAATGTGGCTGTTGTAGGTACGATTTCAGATGCTACCGATGATGTTGATATTGATGATAGCGTTACGATTTCGGGTACCTTAGCTCAGACGGGTATAGCTACTTTTGCGGCAACTGCGGTATTCAATGGTGGGCAGACGCGGAAACATACCTTGACCGGCAACGAGATCACAGTTGACGGAACAACCGGGCCGACACTCGGAGTTCTTGGAACCTCCGGGCAATCACAAATTAATGCTTACCAATTCGATGCTAATCCAAACGCGACCGGTGACGATTATGTATATCTCCGGTGGCGGGTTCCTAATGGTTATGTAGTCGGTTCTGCAAGATTAAATATCACATTCTCATACAGCACAGCAGAAACTGATGGCGATGATGTTAACTTTGACTTTTCGGTTTTAGTTTTGACTCCGGGAAGTGGCGCGGCTGGCGGAACAGCTTATGATGCTGCTGGAGTTGCTGGCGATCATGTAGACGTTGATCTTGTCAATGGCGATGGCGATGAAGGTAAATTAATGGAGCAACAGATCGATATTGAAATCACGGCTATTGCGGTTGGCGATGAATTGCTTATTGCATTCTGGGTCGATGAAGATCAATGCGATCTTGCTGTATCTGGCACGGTTGACGTCCATCAATATGAAATCGAATGGGAAAGCACCGAGTAAATCATGGCAATCAACAAGACTACATTGCGGAAATATTTGAATGCTACGATTGGCATGAATCCGGTTGACATAATTTATAGCGGAAAGACATTTGTCGGATTGAAATCAATCCGGTCGGATTCCGTTGAAATGAAAGTCGCCGGATTACTACCTTCGTATAAGTTCAGCTTATATCTCAATGAAGTCGAGTTGGTTGGGTTCAGTACCAACCCTACGTTGTCCGAGGATAGCTCGAATGTTACCGGGCTTGAAGATATGAGTACCGGTTCAACGTATTCGGGAACAACAGGCACGGCGGCCAACCCATCAAAATATACCCTCACAATGGAGGCGGTAGAATCTGGGGATATAACCGGATTTGCTACCGCCAACAGCGGAACAAGGACAGAGGTCGTAACATCGCTGCCGCATGGCCTGAGTACAAGCGATGAAGTAACGATTGTCAGTAATGACAACATCTATGATGGGGTATATACGATTGAGGTTGTTTCGGCTACTGAATTTGAGATCGCTTTTGCATTTAATACCAATGACCAACCCGGCACCTGGGAAAAGACAAATACGTTCCAGTGGCGCAAAGGTAGCGGTGTTGTAACTGCGGGCGTAGACATTACGGGTTCTGCGCAAACAGTGGCCGAAGATATAAGAATTAAGTTCGCGTCAAGGGCTGGTCATACGGA